GCAACGATCTGGTCGGTCGTCGCGGCTTCGGTCTGGCCGGCGGCAATCGCAATCTTCTTGCGGTCGGCAATCGCGGACTGGACGGCCGTGGCGATCGCCTCGGACTTTGCGTCCTTGGTCAGACCGGCGGCAACGGCGATTGCCGTGGAGCTGGTGAGCAGCGAGTTGATGGCGACGAGCACATCGTTCTCGCTGGCGCCATCGGCAAGGCCGAGGGCGGCGAGTATCTGTTTCATGGATACCTCTGTTCGGTTAGCTGCTGAAAAAATCGAGTGGGCGGAGACGTCACCGAGGTCGAGGTTCGGTGAATTGGTGAGCGCGACGTTCTGAAGCGCGAGGATCTCGCCGTCCTTGGTGTGGAAGTAGACCGGAGAGAGGTAGCGGTACTCTTTGGCCTCGATCGCGGCAGCTGCAGCCGCCGTCCATTCGACGCGACCGTAAAGACCGTCGGCGCGACCCTGGACTTGCTTGATCCAACCGGAAGCCGGCGCGGGTTTGCCGTTCTCCTGCGACTTGATGCTCTGATGTTCGTAGTCGACGAGAATATCGGTCTGGCCATGATAGCGGCGCGTCATCTCGGCAATGCGCTGCAGGCTCTTCTCATCGCCGGCCTTGAACGGGCCACGACCATCGCGGCCGCTGAAGGTGCCGGCCGGGATGAGCTTGATCCAGATGCCGTCAGCAGTCGCGGCCGAAATATCGACGACGTGGGCGGAGAGCAGTGAGGCTGCGAGGAGAGCGAGAGCGTTTGGCATGGTCCGACAATGCCAGTCGGCCATAGCCCATAGAATTCCCTGGGACGTGGGAGGGAAGTCGGATCAGATGTGGAAGGAGATGGGTTTAAAGGTAACGTGCGCCAAACCGATCGGCAATCCTGGACCCGATCGAAATTTGAAGCCGATTTGAAGCCCGTGGACGCGTTTTGAAGGCTCGCCGGCCATAACCGGCTGTCCGAGGGGGTGGAAACGCGCCTACGGCCGAAAATTGAAGGTCGCGTTTCAAGGTGCTATAGTGACCTTGTGCGCGTGACACGGTGATAATCTCGCGGCCGTGGCACCATCTCCGGATGGGAGCATCATGTAGGGTTCGAGCGAGGCCCTACCGCGCACGTCACTCCCCTCTTCGGTCATAAATGATACTTGCGCCTGGCCGTGACAGGATCGCAGGAATTCTGTCTTCGGTCGTAAACCGGAAGCTCGTCAGGAATGCCGCCTTCCGGCTCTTTGTCGATTTGATCACCGCATGGAGCCAACGGCCGCTCGCCAGGCGAAGGAAGACGATCGACAACGGCCCGTCCTGGACCGCGACTGTTGCCGCCGAAAACAGTGACGGAAGCAAACGATAGTCTTCTACCGTCAGCTCGGGATGCCGCGCGATCTGCTTCGCCATCGTCTCGGCCGACAGAAGCGCCACCCGGGAATCGAGCGAGAGCGCCTCGGCGATATCGGGCGCAATGGCCATGACCGGCATGCTCCCTTGCGGGTTTCGGATGAACCGGTCGAACGCGCTGCTTGCAACTCGCTCCTGGACTGCCGCGTCCACCAGCTCCGGCGGCGCATCCGCGATCTTCTCTGCGATCGCTTGGTTGACCCGCGCCTCGTAGCCAGCACGGCCGGGATTGTAAGCCCAGCCTGGATCGATGCCATCGGGAACGCGCATCACCTCGCCGGTGCGCTTATTGATGAAGTTGCGGAACGTGTCCTGCGGCCGCTCGAATTTGAGATCTTCACCCTGGCGCTGCAGCCGATCGACGTCTCGCTGAGAAAGGCTCTGCAGCGTGCATCTGCAATTCCAGCCGCAGGGTGGCGCCCACATATCCCAGTAAGGATCGTCTACGGGGAGCACCAAATTGTGCCTGGCACGATGAGCCGGCCGCGTTCGATCATCGAGGAGCGCGACATAGCGAAGATATGGTCGTGCCGCCTTGTTGCGTTCAAAGCTCGCCCAGTGGCCGGCGGCGTAAGAGACCCGCATATTGGTATCGAAGATCTGCTTCAGCCGGCTCGTGCTGCCGAGCCGAGCCGCGACCAGGTCACCGGTGGCGGGATCCTCGACGAGCTGCTTGCCCCACCACCCTTTCGCCTGAAGCACCGGTCTCAGGTCGCGTGAGAACTCACGGACCGTTCGACCTTCCTTCAAAGCCTCTTCAAGGGCGTCTGAAATGTCCTTCAAAACATCGAAGCCGGCCGACTTCGCGACGGTGAACATCGTCGCGTGTTCTTCTTGCCAGGCGTCCTGCCAGGAGAACGTATCAACGAGGTTGGGCTTACGGCGGGCAAATGCGGCAATCGCGTCTGCAGGCGCTAGCGGCTTCAGCTCGACAGCCAAGATCAGGCCTCATCGTTCAGGGGATCGTCGCCGATACCGGCAAGGCGCGTTGCGAAGACAGCCTGTGCGAGCTTCTCGGCAAGGGCATCGACATTCATCTGGCGGAAGTGGTGGGCAATGATACGACGGGCATCGTCGAGGCCGCTGGCGTTCGCAAGCTTCTCCTCCAGTCCCTCGATCATTGGCGCGACCGTCCAGCCGTCGTCTTCGATCAAGTTGTCGATCGAGCGGTCGATGGCGTCTGCGGGAGGCGCGACAGGTGCTGCGCGATGGGCCGCAACGCCGACGGGTTTCCGTTTTGAGGGCGGCTCGATCTCATCTGTCCCCTCGCCGGCTTGCGGGCCAGGCGTTCCGGAGGAAGCAACGAGCAGCTCTTCGTCTGCTTTGGGTTCGGCAATGCCGAGCTTGCTGCGGACAATCCCCTGCCCGACCTTGCCGCCCATATCGACGAAGGTCTTCACGTTGCCCATCCACTTGTCGATATCGATCGCCTCGGGGCGGCCGATCTTGATCAGCGGATACTTCTTCTGAGGCCCTTTGTTGAGATCGATGAATGGCTTGACCAGGTCGCGATTGAGCGAGGCCGCGAGCTGCTTGGCATCCGATCGCTCGATGTCCGCCTTGACGCCATCGTGCACCTTCGCCTGGGCATAACCGCTCGACCCACTCATATCCGTGGTGCCGGTCTGGCCGAGAACAAGCTTCGACACCTGGCGGTCGAGCCAGTCCGATCGCTTTTCGTAAAGCTCATGCGATCCGGAGACATCCGCCTTGACGAACTCGACGGCCATGCTCGCCGGCACGATCGCAGAATAATCGACGCCGATATTGGCAACCGCCTGCAGGAGGATCGCCTTGTCGCTCTCGCTGGCACCTGGCCCGTATTTTCCGAGGCGAAGCGGCTGGCCGTAGGCCTCGCAGAAGATCGCCCAGTCCTTGCCGGCAAAACTCTTAAACAGAAAAGTCCAACAGACAGCGCGGGCAATGCCGCCACGGATCGGCAGGCCTGATTTCACCTTCGCCTGGTGAAACACCCATTTGAATGGCGCGAGTGGTTGATCGCCCGAGGGATCGCGCAGCAACGGTGTCTCGCCATCGACGTCGGCAAACCGGAACCAGCGCGGATCTCGCCACTTCAGGGCAGATGGTTGCCATTGTTTCTCGGACGTGTCCCACGTGATCTCGGTGCAGGAGAAGCCCTTCCCGGTCGCGTCGAGAATGTCGATCAGCTCGGTCTCGAACGCGTCCCGCTTGATAAACTGCCGGATCATCTCGGCGTTCTCGACGTCTTCGGGCGCCTCGCCCGCTTCCTCTACCGTGATCTCAAGACCGGCCACCTGAAGCTTACGGCTTCCGAGCACGCCGGCATAATGCAGGTCCCGCTCCTCCATGTCCTCGGCGAGCGCGAGATAGGCTTCGGGATCGCCATTGACGCTGGACTGCAAAAGTCGGGCGAGCCTTCCAGGCGTCAGGCCACTTGCCTGGTGTTCCGTGTTCGGCCGGCGCACACCCGCCATCGTCGGCGCTGCCTGCTCTTTCTTCAGCAATGCAGTGCTGATCGGGTTGCCGTACTGGTCGAGGAGCTGCGCGGCCATCAATAGAGTCCTCTTGATCGACGCATGGACGCGAGCCTGTACGGTGCTCCATCGTCACGATCGGTGTTGGGAGTGTCGAATTTCGAAGGTGCCGGGAGCGCGGGCGTGTAGGAAAATTCCGTCCACTGCATTCGGCTGGCGTAATAGGCAAGCGCCAGTGCCACCGCATAGTCGCCGTGGCGCTTCTTGCTTTCTGCGCCCGTTCTGAGGTCGGGAATACGAGGGATGCCTCGGATGACCTTCACGAGACGAAGGTCGGACATATGCTCTGCGTTCTTCGAGATCGAGATCGCGCCGTCCTCAAACGCCACTTTCAGCGGCGGCATTTCGGTGCGGTACCAGTCCGAGTTCGACGTGAACTTAATCGCATCGACCAGGCCGGCGGGCTTTTCCGGTGTCCGCAGGCCGAAGTCACGGCCCATGTCCTCGGCAACGGTCCAGCCCATGCCGGTCGCATCGAACGCAGCGCCGACCAGGCGTTTCGCCGCTCTGAGAATGGTCCGCGTAACCAGCTTTTGCTCATCACCCGGGACGTTGCGCATTTCGACGGTGAGCGCGCTTCTGCGCTGCATGTCGAGCGTGATCTCCAGAAGAGTGGCAACCGAAAGGTCCGAAACGCGGGCGAAGTCGAAACCGAAAGCATGGAGATGCAGCGGATTGAGTGCCGAGAGCACCTCATGAAGCTGCTCCAGAAACGGTTCCATCAGCGCTTGCTGGCCGAGCTTATCGCGCTGGAGATAGTCCGCCGGCAGCTCCAGCGTTAGGACCGGTGCATCGGAAGTCATCCGCGCCTCGATCAGCGGCCCGGTCAGCCAGGCGCCACTTCCCATCGTCGGGATGCAGAACAGTTCCTCGTCGGCACCATCGCCATAAAACTTGATGATCTCCTGGCGCCACTCGGCTTCAGCCTCCGGCGTCCATTCCTTGCCGGTGACGAGGCAGATACGCTCGTACAGCCCTTCCTTCAGGGCCTCGTCAAAATCGATGCGCAGATGCTGATAGTTCGACCGGCCGCCAAGGATGTCCTGGATCTGCAGGTTGAACTCGTTTTCGGTCCCGTTGTGGGTGGAGCAGACGACCACCTGGCCGCCCCACATCAGGAATGCCAGAGCGGCTTTCAAAAGCTCTTTGAGATTATCGACGAAGGCGGCCTCGTCGATCATGACGACGCCCTGCTTGCCGCGCAGCGAGCGCGGGGCCGACGACAGGCCGATGATTTCAAAGCCGGAAGCGAAGCGGATCCGGAATGCCTGGATCGACCGCTGATCTTCGTCATCGCCGTCGTCGAATAGGAACTCTTCCATTTCGAAGGCGGCGCTGGAGAACGCCCGTGCCCACATGGCGCATGCGTCGATGAACTCGCGCGTCATCTCCTGGGAATAGGAGATATACATCACGTCCATGCCGCCGGCCTGCTTGGCGCGGCCAGCGCGCAGCACCGCATAGGAGGCAAAGCCCCAGGTCAGACCGATGCGCCGGCTCTTCTCGATAAAGAGGACGCGGCAGGCCGCACTTTCTAGCAGCGCGACCGTCCGCTGCTGATAGCGCAGCAGCGCCCGCCGTTGGCCGTGCTTCTGGACAAGATCAATGACCGCGTCGGAGGAAAGACGCCGGATCTCGGCCCATTGCTCTTTGGTTGGAGGCGTCGTCATT